AAAAACATCGTAGATCAACTGAATACTTAAACAATATGAACAATGCTTCACAAGCAGGAACTGAATAATTAGGCTACCTGAGATATTCAGCGTATATTTACGGTATAAATTAAAATAAAGGTTATGAAAGAGGCTGAAATATTAAAGTTGTTACAAAAACAGTTAAATCAAGAAGTTATATCTAAAAGTATTACGATGGCAGAATTTAATATACGCTTTCAAAGTGAGTTAAATAAAGCTGTTGATGCGAGTGGTTTAACTCGTGGTAAGTTCCTAAATATATTTCTGAAAATGACTGCATAGTGGAATACATACTAATAATAGTACTCATCGCTGCGATGGTTACAGGCCTAAGAGATTAGATAACAATATTAAAAGCATGGCCCCGGGTGGAGTTAATAGGGTGGAGTTAATGCGTCCACCCCTAGTGATATGGGTTTGATCACCTAATCCGCTCAAGCATTCCCTGACGAGGGAGCGATGGGGCCAATAATATTAATTGAGTGTAGATTTAAAAATTTAAAATAAATAAAGGTTATGAAAAAATACAAAGTAGAAGTAACGGAATACAGCACTAGATGGTACAACGAGTCTAACCTGCTTCATAGAGAAGATGGTCCTGCTATAGAGTGGGCGAATGGAGATAAATATTACCTCATTAATGATAAGCGTCATAGAGAAGATGGACCTGCTGTAGAGTGTTCAAATGGAGATAAATCTTATTACATTAATGATAAACTTCATAGAGAGGACGGACCTGCTGTAGAGTGGGCAAATGGAGATAAATCTTATTACATTAATGATAAACATTTAACTGAAAAAGAATTTAATAGTAGAACTAAAACTTGCGAAGGTAAGGTAGTAGAAATTGAAGGAGTAAAGTATAAACTATCTAAAGTATAGAGTTATGAAATTCAAAAACATTAAATTTATATAAATAATGTACTGGTTTAAAAGAAAATATACACAAATAAAAAGAACCCTATCATTCCTCCCAATTATTTGGAAAGGATATGACAGGGATTATATGTCCGCAATAGATTTATTCAAACATCAACTTGGAAGGTTAGCAACTACCTTAGAAGGCGAAACCGCATATGGTTTAGATTCTCTTTTAAAAGCCCAACGCATAAGAACCACAATTAGACTATTAGATAAGGTCTACGATGATTTTTATGGGTGTGAATATCAATCTAAAATAGAAAAAATTTACGGTGAAGATGTATATGATTTTGAATTTGAAGATACCGGTAAAGGAGATGATTCAGGATATTTAAAGCATAAATACGAATATTGGAACAATGCAGATGAAATCAGAGAATTAAATCAATTCCTTTTTCACGAATCAAATACAAAACAAAAGAAAGCCCATCGCATTCTTTGGAAATATATAGAACATAATATACAGTCATGGTGGGATTAATAAATAAAAGATTATGAAAGAATACAAAGTAAAAGTACATAATGACAGAACAGACTGGTATAACTTGGAAGGTCAACGCCACAGAGAAGATGGACCTGCTGTAGAATATGCAGACGGATATAAGGCGTACTACCTCAATGGTAAACTTCATAGAGAAGATGGGCCTGCTACGGAGTATGAAAATGGAAATAAATATTACTACATTAAGGATATACAGATAACCAAAGAAGAATTCAATAACAGAAACAAATCTTGTGAAAATAAGATTGTAGAAATTGAAGGAGTAAAATACAAACTAACTAAGGTATAGAGATTATGGGTTGGTTAATCGGGGGTATAGTTATATTAATTTGTTTTTTTATGTGGGTGGCACTTGGTGCTTCACTTACCCTCGAATTAACCCACCCAAAGATTAAGGCGGTCGTCGGATTTGAAATGTGGTCGGCGGACGAAGAGAACGAATACAATACGTTCAAATTACATTTTATTTGGCTGGCGTTAAGGTGGGATTGGGAGTAAATTAGCCGTTATGTTTTCCGTTTCAATAATTCACTATTAGGTTATAGCAATTACCACGCCCCCCGTCCTGGGGGGTACGCCTTCCATTTAATTACAATATTTAGTGTCAAAAATATAACATTATGAGCACGATAACCGAATTAACATCCATATACGACGAAATATCAGTATTATATGATAGATTAACCGATGCACGCGACTATGAGCAAAACCAATCATTATCCGCCGAAATTGACAGTGCCGGTGTGTTTCCCATGGATGAATTGCTTTATCGCATGGAAGCGCTAATTGATGACATCCACGCCGGAGCTTATGTAGGAGACGAAGAGAACGAAGAGGACGGAGATTTAGAAGAAGAAGATTACTAGCGGCCCGTTAGCGGGCCTATCGCGGCCTAATAGCGGATCGCTCCCACGATCGCCGCGGTCCATCGATGGTGCGGTATCGCAGGCAAAAGTGTTGACGGATTAAGAGATACTTAACGGATTCCCGCATCGATGCGTATATACGAATATATTATGATACGAATATTAAACTATATATTATCATTCTTTAAAAAAGACTGTTGTAAATAATATGAAATACAAGCCCGGTTACTTTGTAGATAATGTATGGTGGTGTGGGTGTGGCTCACTCAACGCTGCTTACTTAGAAAAATGTGAATGTGGAAAAACAAAACAAGAAAATAAACAAACTTACCCACAATAAAATGGGTATGCAAGATATATGGGACGCCAGTCGACCTAATGTCTACGCTAACCGTAAGAAATATTCGAGAAAAGATCGTCGCGAAGCCCGTATAGACCCTTCTGACCACGAGGATTAGAGTATTGATCTTCTTTTTTAAAAAGATTTTTTGCATCGGCAAGAGTATATATAGAATAATTTGGTTGCCACAGGTAGCCTTCGTATATTTACGTATTAAATAAAGGTTATGGCAGAAAAAAGAGGTGAAACGGAGAAACTCAAATTCGATTTCGATCAAGCTAACGCGCTTGAAATTAAACACAAAACATTAGGTTGGTATAGAGTAACATCACGTGATTTCAGATCATTCGATGGGCCTCGTCGTACAATCGCTCCCGAACAAGTAACACAAGGTCGGGTTAACTTTCCCATGATAACCACTTTATATGAAGGTCCCGTATACTTTTGGGGGACCAACAAACGAGTAGAATATAAAGACACCCAAACAATCATTAGTAGTTCTCAAATGGAAAAACTACGTGAAGTGTCTGCAAGTAGAGGGTAAAATATTTGGCTGCCACAGGTAGCCTTCGTATATTTAGGGGTTCAATTAAAAATAAAGGTTATGGAACGATTTAAAGATGGAATAAGACACTTCACATTTATTTTAATTTGGTTACTAACAATAATGCTAGCGGTATGGTTCACGTCATGTTCACCAAACGAAGATATAGATATATACCCCGAACCTTTACGTGTTGAGGAGGGTATAGCATTCCCTACCATTAATGGTGACCAATCATATATCCAGCATGTTTACCTAGATACCTTACAATCATTTACTTATACTCAAATTTATGCTGAAAGCACGGACATGGCTGAAAGCCAGAAATATAACGGAGAAAGCAATATACATGCTCGTTTCTCCACTGATTCTCATTGGTTGCTCAATAATGGTATTATCGTTGATTATCCTGTTTATTATACTTATCCTACTGCTGTTCGTTTTATACAGTATAGCCAAATTTCTGAATATAAGCCCTCTTCCCTTCCCCTTTGGACCAAACAAATGGTGGGACCTATTCCGAAAAAAGCAGTGGTAAACAACGATACTATTAAAATTTCGATGAATGTATCGTTTGATGGGGATTATCACGTTAGCGATTCGATTGCTATTGTTTTGCACGCAAGATAGTAGGGGTATATACGTATTGGTATAGACACAAATAGTAAGTAAGCTTTCGAGTTAAGGAGTCTCGAGTCTGGAGTCAATTATATTAATGGTTACATTTTATTTATGGAAAGAATTAGTTTAAAAGAAGCTGAGGAGTTTATACCCTTAGATGAAGATTTTACAAATTTGGGAGTTAGAGATGCTTCTTACTTTACTTTAGAAAAACTTGAAGATGGTTGGGAGGCTGTTAAATATTATACTTCTCGATCTAAAAATATTTTTTCCGATAAAGGTGAAGGTGATCAATGGGTTTATGTCTTATCAAATCCTACCCTACCTAATTTACTTAAAATAGGCTATACAAAACTTGATCCCGATACTAGAGCCGCACAAATATCTCGTGCTACGGGTGTGCCATTACCTTACAAAGTAGAGTGGGCTTTCAAGTGTTTTAACGGTGAACAATTAGAAGGCGAAACGCACCGCATGTTAAAAAAATACCGCGTTAATAATAATAGAGAATTCTTCCACATAACTTTAGAGGAAGCTAAAAAAACAGTAACTGAACTAGGAAAACGATATACGTCATGAATATAAATGATTTAGAAAACCAAATTAACCAATTAGAGGACTTAGCTAAAAGCTTGTCTAGCCTAAAAAATCCAATTATGGAAGGCTCATTAAATTCCTTTACTTTTCTTTTTGAAAAAGGAACAGATGGGAAAGCCTTATATGAAAGTATGGAAAAAAAAGATATCCAAGATACAATAGATTCTATGGATGAAGAATTAGTACCCCTATTTAATGAATTTGGCTACCAAGAAGGGTTGAATAAAGTAAACAAATGGAAAACACTTCTTCAAGAAAGCTTGGTTTAGCGAATTACTTATATTACCTTCAGGATACGTTGGTTGACAAGAAAAAAACAAAATGAAAAACAAAACGGTTAGGAAAAAAGAGGGGAAAGGGAAAATAACAATTTACACTTTACCATATTGTAAACATTGTCAAACATTAAAGGAGGCTCTCTCTCAGTTAGAAATTCCTTTCCAAGATGTAAATGTAGAAGAAAAATCAACGATGGGGGATTGGTTAGAAGAGAACCTTCAAACCGAATCCTATCCTATCATTTACTACGAAAGACAACCCGGAGAATACGTTTATATATTATCACAAACAAATTTGGAGTCGCTAAGCACTATTCGTATATTTACGACAATAGATGAAGCACTAAACATTCTATTAAATTATTATTATGAGATATAAAGGATTAGTTGAACAGAAATGTCAACAACTACTAAATCAATTAACCGGTATTCATTCTGCTACAAGTAGAGGCGATATGAGACAAACAAGAGAGTTAATTGAGGCAGGAAAGGAACGTGTTGAAGAAATTTTAACACTATTAAATAACGAACACCAAGATTAGATGGAATTGAGAGCTGAGGAAATAAAGGGGAATTTTGATATGATTATTCGTGGCATTGAAAAATATGTTGAGGGTGATCGTCAAAAACAATTCATTGATTTTTATAATAAATTTGATGAACGTATAGCCCTACTCCCAGCATCTCATAAGACTGCGTATCATAACTGTTTTCCAGGCGGGTACGCAGACCATGTTTTGAGAGTGATTAAAGCGGCCTTCAAGGTTCATAAGGTTTGGGTAGAGATGGGGATGGTTGAAACCTATACTATGGAAGAACTATTTGTAGCCGCTTTAAATCATGATCTAGGTAAAATCGGTTCAGCAGAAGAAACATCCGTCTATCCATCTACCGACGAATGGAGAAAAAAGAACTTAGGAGAAATGTATTCTTTCAATACAGCTATAGGATATATGACAGTCCCAGACCGTTCTTTATTTTTACTCCAAGAAGCAGGTATTCAATTATCTACTAACGAATGGATTGCGATTAAAACACATGATGGTTTATATGATAAAGCAAATGAAGCTTATCTTAAAGGTTTCATGAACGAAACCAAACCTAGAACATCTTTGCCGTTTGTATTACATCAGGCTGATTTAATGGCTGCTCGTGTTGAGTGGGAGCGTGATTGGTTACACACATTTGGGAAAAAACAAGAAATATCTAAAGTAACTAAACAAGATAGAGTCAACGCAAATCTAGTCAAAACTAGCGCAGGAAATACTGCATTGATGGATCTGGTTAAAGGATTATAATATGGGTACAACAACATTAATTATACTGATTAACGGCGGCATTCTCATATTTGGGGTTATCGTCTTTGTTATTATAAATTTACTACGAAAAAATGAAAAGTTAGAGGCTATGATTGAAGATAGGGATAACTATATCCAAAATATCTCTACTATTATGTCTGAATCTGATAAGAAGATCAAAGAAATTGATTCTAAGCAAATCTTCCAATCCGATGACGAAATAGGTTGGTTTTTTACAGGGATTAAAGAAATCCAATCACTAATCAACGATTACAATATCAACAAGTAATATGTCTGAAGAATTAACTGAAACCATTGGTGGGAAAATTCTATCTGTTCCTCAAAATGATGAAGGACCCCAATATACTAAAAAAGGAACTTTACGTAAACGTCGCCCTAAGACGAAAAAAATGTACTTTACTCAAGATACCGAAGATGCTATTATAGAGTATTTGGCTATGGAGGATGGTTTACAACGTAATATATTATATAATGATCGTATTAAATATGCTTTTTTTAAGTTAACTGAAAATATAATTCATACCTTTAAATTTTACTATACTGAAGTAGAGACAATAGGAGAATTACAACACGAGGTTACTACTTTTCTATTAGAAAAACTCCACCTATACCAACAAGATAAAGGTAAAGCCTATTCTTATTTTGGCACAATCGCTAAACGTTACCTTATTTTATACAACAACACCAATTACAAGAAACTAAAATTAAAAGCCGATGTGATGGCTGTAGATGAGGATCAAACAATTACCATTGATTTATCTAACAATTCAACCCAGCCTTTAGAGAACGAACAAGTAGCGTTTTTAGATTACTTAGTTAAATATATGGACATTCATTTATTTACTTTGTTTCCAAAACCACAAGATGCTAAAACAGCAGACGCTATAGTTGAATTATTCCGTAAGAGGGAAAATTTAGATTTGTTTAACAAAAAAGGAATATACATATATATTAGAGAGATTACAGACCAATCTACTCCACAGATTACCAAGGTAATTAAGAAAATGAAAAAGACATATGTCAAACTAATGTCCCAATATGTTGATAGTGGGTATGTTAGTATGAGATTATAATTCTTTCCTACAATTATATTTATATCCATATCATAATATTATGGATTTTACACAAGTAACTTTATTCGGTAAGAAAACTTACGCGGATCTATTAAAAGAAATTCACACTAACCAAAAGGATAAAGAAGTTCAATTACGTTCGTTAATTGAAGGTCTTAAGCCTATGGTTACTTCTGCTGGAGATGCAGTTATAATGGTTCCTCTAATTAAGGAATACATGGAACTCGCTATAAAAAACGATGACGCTTTAATTAAAATGGCGGGTATTATACAACGTGCCATGAATACTAAAATGGCTGATAGCGATGAACTATTATCTGAAGAAGATAAGGAAATGTTATTCTCATCACTTCAGGAATTAGATACGAAAGTTGTAGAAATGAAAGTAGAGGAAGTAAAGGATGCCAATTAACAATACAGCTCCTACATTAGGTAATTCTGCTCTAGGGGGAGGACCTACTACTGCCCCCTCTGTAGGTGGTAGTGGTATATTTCCTGTTAGGGTAATAGATATCTCTTTATCTGAAAACACTAATGGTAAATCTTTATTTCAAATAACTAAAAAATGGGCGGGGATAGGGGCTATAAGGTTTGAATTATTAACTAAAGGCTCCCAACCCGAAGAATTCCCTCAAGGAAACATAGCTTACCCCTTAGATAACAATTTTAAAAAACTACCTTTAATAGGAGAGGTAGTATTTGTTACTTCGGGTCCTTCTGTAAGACAACTTACTGAAGGTAATTCTGATGCTATAGATTTTTATTATTTAAACGCTACTAATATATGGGGTAGAAGTCACTTAAATTTATTTCCTTCCCCTAACGCTAACTATTCTTCAAATAGTAATACAATAAAGAACACCGATGTAGATAAGGGGTTAGAAAATAGTAGTGATAATAAATTAACTGAACCTAAACCTGGGAGAACATTTGTTGAAAAAAACAATATTAAGAATTTATGGCCCGTTGAGGGAGACGTTATATTAGAGGGTAGGTGGGGTAATTCACTTAGATTTAGCTCAACAGCTAAAGCACCTTCGGGTAGTATATATAAAAACCCATGGAGTGATGTAGGCAATGATGGGGATCCTATAACAATTTTGCGAAATGGTCAATCATCTGTAGATTTACCTATAAATAATTGGTATCCTATATATGAAGATGTTTCAACAGACGATTCATCTATTTATATGACTTCAAAACAACGCATAGAATTTGAGTTAGCTTCAACTAACTTTGCTACTTTTGGGATAGATGCACTTTCGGGTACAAATACCACACAATTATTACAAGATGTTCCTTTAGAAAATCCTAACAAATCAAATAAAGAAGCAGATTCAACAGGTAGTATTTCGGATTCTATAGAAACCCAACCAAAATTGGCTACAAAAGAAGAAACAACAACTCTACAAGGTAGCATTCTACCAGGTAGTGTATCAAATGAAAAAATACCTACCCCTAATTTAAATCCTAAAACATCAGGTTTAAAGAAAATAACTCCTAAAATTAAAGTAGAAGCTCTTATATTAAAGAAATTCGATGGTTCTTATAGAGTATATTTAAGTGGGGAAGGTTTAACTAGTTTATCAGGTGAAAGTTTAGACCCAGAACAATTATATGCTGATTTAGCAGCGGAGCTAGTAAAGGCTAGTGAAGGAAAAGAATTAGACTTTTTAGCATTTAAAGACGTACCAATACAAGGATAAAATATGGCTTATCAACCTCAATTTCCTTATGAAGGAAGACAAATAATAATAGATTCAGGTAGAGTTACTTTAAACTCTAAGGATGATACTACCTTTGTTTTAGGAAGACAGGCTGTAAGTATATCATCTGGTGGTACTGTTAATATAGATAGTAATGGAGATTTTTTATTAAATTCTCCTAAAATATATTTTGGGTTAAAAACCGAAGACACAGATCACGAACCATTAGTTCTTGGAAATAAACTATCCCAATTATTAAATAACTTAGCGGTTACATTAGGAGAGGCAGCCTCAAACCTAACAGGATCAGTAGATTCCAATGGTGCTGATATTGCCCAAGTCCAATCCGCTGGAGGTACATTACTAATAGCTGCCAACCAGTTATCAAAGGCTATTAAAACTATGAATTCAAACAAAACCTTTACTTTATAATGGCTAAAACTGATTTAAAAGCATCCGTTATAAAAACTTATAATACTACTAATAAAGTAGTAAAAAAAGTAAAGGAGGTAAATACTAAAATTATATATGGCAAAGCTCGAGTACCGGCTATTATTAATTTTAGTGATCCTATAGAAAGAAGGAATTTTACAAGTAATATAAAATCCTTTAGACAAGATCCAAGTTTAGTAAACGCCGTTTTTATATTACAAAATTTAAATAGTTTTGATTTATGTAACCCACTTATGTTTGCTGTTAGTCAAGCATTCCCTCCTGGAAGTGGAGTAGCAAACGTATTTGGAGGTATTCAAAGTAAATTAAATGATATTACTTCTTCGTTTGAATCTTTTAGTTTAGTAGATGGAGTAAAACAAGCTAAGGCTACAGTAGTTAATTCTACAGGTAATACTATACCAACATCTACTACTTTTGGAACAGTAAGAATACCCTTTGCCGATGGTAGGGTATCTTTAAATATTCAAACCCAAGACACTATAAACCCCGGAGCCTCTATAACCTTAACCCAAACTGAAGACACTAGAATAACTTCTAAAATGGTAGGTAGGGTTTCTACTGTAGTTAAGGGTGAGAATTTTTCAATAGTAGATATCAATATTGATTCTGTATTCCCACCTGATGCACCTACAAGTGAAAATGGTGAAACTAAACTAACATTTTCAAACTTTAATGTTGAATTTGAAAGTAAAATATCTACTGATATAATTAAGTTAGCCCAAGATTTAGAAAGCATTACTAGAACACTTCAATCTATTGGATTACCAGACATAGCTAATGAATTAGATAACCTCCCAGACTTTATCCCAGGGGTTGGAAAAATAAAAAAAGCCTTAAATGATGTAACCGATATTATAGATTTAGTGTCGGATCAAGCAGCTGCGGCTGCTACAGTAACAGGTACCGCTTCTAATGCTTTAGCAGGTAATTTAACAGCAAGTGAGGTTTTAAGTCGAATTAGAGTATTAAGAGATTTTTATGCTAAGATAAGACCATATACAAATTTAAATTTTGCTATAGAATCCTTTTTAGGAGACGAAATAGATAATATAAATCGTTTTTTAAGAGATGCTATACCTTACGAGGCTTTAGCTGCCATGGTAGGTTTTATCACTACATTAGGAAAAATGATAGTAGGGGTTATTAACTTTATAATTGGTATACTTAAAATTATCTCTTCTACAATTAAAGTAATTACAACTATCCTTAAAGTAATTAAGGTAGTAGTTAAAGTACTTAAAAAGTTATTTAAAGGTATCCCCTCTATAGGAACTACTGTTGGAGTTCAAGAAGCAAGTACTAATGCTGTAGGAGGAATAGAAGATGCTATCCAACAAATCCTAGATTTATTAGAAATAATACAATGGGGGGTAGATGATGTAATTGCACAATTAGGATTAACTAGATTCTACCTTTTAGAATTTATAAAAGAGGGAGCTAAACTACAAGGTACACTAGAAAGTTGTCCACAATTAAACGATTCTGGATTTGCAGGAGCTTTAGCCCAAGCAAATAGAAGTACATTTTTAGCATTACAAAACTTATTAACTACCATCCCACAACTAAATGTAGGGTATAGATCAGATACGGGTAAAGATGCTTTAGCTAGGGGTACAACTACATTTGTTATAGGAGAAGGTGGCATTTTAATTCCATTACGAGATAGTGTCTATGGGTTTGATGAATTTGGGAACCTTATATTTTATGGAGATTTAGTTTCTTTATCTACAGGAGTAAATTTTGAAGACACTTTAGGTACTGAATTTAGAAGTAAATTAAAATATTATACTTTTAACAAATTTAAAAATTCACAAAGACCCCTTCTTGAAGCCGCAGATAAACTATTTACCTCAAATGAGGTAATAGCTGACCCTAATGATGTATTTGGAAACTTCCAAGAATTATATTTAGGATATACTTTAAAAATCCAAGAAGAAAAACCGATAGGTTCAACTGATCAATCACTTATTAGACGAAGAGCTATTGCCTTAGATTCAACTGAAAAAATAGTAGCCTCTACAGATTTAACCTTTGCTAATGATCTATCTGGGTTAGTTCAAGAAATTAAGTTTTTAGTTAAAGTATTTGTAGACCAAGGAATTATAGGAATAAACACATTCGATGCTAACCCTAACCAAATCTCAGATGACGATGCTATAAACTATGCTGCTAGTTTGGGAACAAACCCCTTAGGATTAAATAACCTACAAGCAACTAATAATAAATCTTCTCTACAACAACCTTTAGGAAATATATCTGCTGATGAAAGTAATATTGAAGCTAGAATAGGAAACCAACCATTTGCATCCTCCGGAACAAATGGTACCCCAACTACAGTTCAAGGTGTACCTCAAACTCCAACACAAGGTAGTCCTGCCCAATCATCAACAGCACAGTCAAGTACACAATATAAAAACATAGACGTTTCGGGTATAGCTAAAAAAGGTATAAACGATTTTATAAACGAAACACCATCACTAAAGAAAGTACAAGATACCTTTTCAATTTTATCTAAAACATCTCCAAAACAACTAGCTGCTATTTTAAGCAAACCCGGAGCCGAAGACATAGATGAAGAACAATTAATAGCTTCTTTAAAAGTATCTATTTTAAATGATTTAGATCCTAACCCTGAACAAGTAGAAAAAGTAAAAAAACTTACTGACAAATTCTTGGAGGCTTTAGAAGGTGTTATTACATTACAATACCAATCTGAATACGCTACAGTTAATCCAAAAAATAGACCACCATTCTTACCTTATTACGAAAGAGTAGAAAAAGATAAAATCAAAATTTTCTATCAAGGTTTAATTCAAAAAGGATTTACTGAAAATGAAATCCAACTAGGTACATCCCAAGACGAAATAAAGCAAAATTATAAGATCGTAATAGACGGTACTAAAGTAACCGTAACCGAAATTAAAAGAAAATCAAAATAAATATTTATAGACATGAAATTGGACGCTTTTAGAACCATTATTAGAGAGGAAGTAAGATCCGTAATTAAAGAAGAATTATCTTTGATTATGCAAACTCCTATTACAGAAACTAAGACTGTTAAAAAACCAGTTGTTGAACAAAAAACAACAAAACCTTCATTTGCCGAAATGGTAAACGAAGAAACAGTTCAACAAACTCAAACACAAACCCCTATTGCCCCAACCGGTAACCCAATGTTAGATATTCTAAATGAAACTGCTGCTGCGGGTGAATGGAGAAATCTAAATGGAGGATATAACTCATCCCATGCTGCTGGATTCGCAGGTGGTATGTCCGGAGGAGCTACTAAAGTAGTAGATAGTGTAGATCAAATGTTAGCTGGAAAACAAGGAGCAACAGACATTACCCAAGTATCAATTGATGCTGTACCTGACTTTTCAGGTGTAATGGGTAAATTAAAAGAAACAGGTAAAATATAATGGCGTACATAGTAAGAAATGTTGATATTCTAGACCTAAATCCTAGTACGGGTGTAGGTATATCCTTACCCTTCAATGGTCCTACAGGTATCAATACAACTTACACTACTAGAGATGCTATTAAATCTAACCTATTAAATTTTATTTTAACAGGTAAAAAGGAACGCGTAATGAATCCTAGCTTTGGTTCTGGGGTTAGAGATTTACTATTTGAACCAATAACAGAAGATATAACGGATCAAGTAGAAAGTTTAATTTTTGGAGGGGTTGAACAATATTTTCCACAAGTGCAAATTAGAAGTTTAACTGTTGATTTAACACCTGATAGAAATACTATAACAATATATCTTAATTATTCTATAATCAATACGAATATAGAAGATGAATTACAAATCAACCTCAACACATAATGGCAGAGTCTAAACAAATACAATATCTAAACAAAGATTTTGATGGATTCAAGCAAAAATTGCTTGAATTTGCCCAAGTTTACTACCCAGATACTTACAACGACTTTTCAGAAACATCTGCTGGGTTAATGTTAATTGAAATGGCTTCATATATTGGAGACGTTTTATCTTTTTATGGTGATAATCAAGTTCAAGAAAACTTTTTAGAGTTTGCTAAACAACGAGATAGTTTATTAGCTTTAGCTTATAACCATGGGTATTTCCCTCAAGTAACAAACGCCGCTACTGTTGATGTAGACGTATATCAAACTATACCCGCTACTATTGATGGGGGTTTAGTAACACCTGATTTCAACTATGCTATGATAGTTGAAGAAGGAGCACAGATTCAATCTGCAAACAATACTTCTGTATTTTTTTATATAGAGGCCAAAATAGATTTTACAATTTCAGGAAGTGGAGATCCAACTGATATCTCCGTATATTCATTAGATTCAAGTAATCAACCAAACTTCTACCTTCTTAAAAAGAAAGCAAGAGCAACAGCCGGTGATTTAAAAACAGCAGATTTTACTTTTACTACACCTGAAAGATTCTCTACAGTACAAATAGAAGATACTAACATTATTGAAATAGTTAAAATAACAGATAGTGATGGTAATAGGTGGTATGAAGTACCTTACCTTGCTCAAGAAACTATTTTTGATCCAACAACTAACATAGCTCAAAACGATCCCGAACTATATCAATATAATGAAACTACACCTTACCTTTTAAAAATTAAAAAGGTACCACGTAGATTTATAAAAAGATTTAAAACAAACAATTCCTTAGAATTACAATTTGGACCTGGAGTTTCATCTAACCCTGATGAAGTAATTACCCCTAATTCAGATAATATAGGTTTAGGATTACCTTACGGTCAAGACAAACTTACAACCGCTTGGGATCCTGCTAACTTTCTATATACCAGAACATATGGTTTAGCTCCCTCAAATACTACTTTAACAGTAGAATATTTAACAGGAGGTGGAGCTACATCAAATGTTACCGCCCAATCCTTAACTATCTTATCAGATGGGAATATAACATTTTTTGGAGATAATTTAGATTCTATATTACAGGATACAGTTAGAAATTCTTTAGCATTTACAAATACCAAACCCGCTTTAGGAGGAGGAGATGGAGATACAAACGAAGATATTAGGAGAAAAGCTATAGCTCAATACCCAACCCAATTACGTACTGTAACAAAGGACGATTATGCTATTAGAGCTTTATCTTTACCTTCAAAATATGGTATTTTATCTAAAGTATATGTTACTCAAGATAACTCAATATCACCTAATGTATCTACTCCTGAAAGTTCATATGATACTAATGCTTTATCATTATATGTTCTTTCAAGAAATAGTAATAATAACCTAACAATAGCAGATCCTGCCTTAAAGAATAATTTAACTACTTATTTAGGTGAATATAGAATGGTAACGGATGCTGTTACTATTAAAGATGCTTTTATTATAAACATTGGGGTTAATTTTGACGTTATAATACAACCTAACTTTAATAATAGAGTAGTATTAAATATTATCATAAACGCTTTAACAACATATTTTGATATAGATAAGTGGCAAATAAACCAACCTATCTTAATTAACAACGTTCGTAACGTAATTGACAATATAGAAGGAGTTCAAACTGTTAAAAAACTAGAACTTGTAAACAAATCTGGAACTGACAGTAACTATTCAGAATTTGCATATGACATTAATGGAGCAACTATAAATGAAGTTCTATACCCATCATTAGATCCAAGCGTATTTGAATTAAAATTCCCTACTACAGACATACAAGGACGAGTAGTAACAAACTAATAAACAATGGCAGTATACAAAATATTTCCTGAAAAAGATGCTTTTATCTTATCTAACTACCCTGCACAAAACACAGGTAGAGATGAGGTATTAGAGGTTTCCAATATAAATGGTATAAACCAACTATCATCTGCTGCTGGCGATTTACCTGCCGTTAGACGTGCGTTAGTTCAATTCAATACAACGGATATAAACAACGTAGTTACAAATAAAATAGGCGACGCGTCATTCCAAAGTAACTTAAATTTATACCTAGCAAACGCTGGAAACTTACCTTTAGATTATAATATCGAAGCATATGCCGTGACACAGTCATGGGATATGGGAACAGGAAGAGTAAGCAATTCCCCTAAAACAACCGATGGTGTATCATGGTCTTGGAGACAAGAATCAGGTTCGGGAGCATGGGCAACAGAAGGTGGAGATTGGCTCACAACAACATCAGGTTCACAAACATTTACCTATACAAGCAACAAAGATATCTCAATGGATGTTACTCCTATAGTTCAACTATGGAATAGTGCTTCAATTGACAATAACGGGTTTATAGTTAAACTCGACGATAATATCGAATTTTCGGCTTCATACGTTGAAACTAATTTTTTCTCCGTAGATACCCATACAATATACCCACCTGAGTTAGAATTTAAGTGGGACGATTCAACATATTCAACTACGTTATCTGCCTTAACATCAAGTGATTTTGTTTTAAAAGTAACAAACTTAAAATCTGAATTCGAAGATACAAGTGTATATAAATTTAAATTAAAGGCTAGAGATACTTACCCAACAAGAGCATTTCAAACATCATCTGTTTATTTAGATGCTAAAGCTTTACCTACATCTTCATATTGGGGTCTAAAAGATATCAAAACAGGAGAAATGGTTGTAGATTTCGATACCACATACACCAAAATATCAGCTGACAACGATAGTAATTACTTTACAGTTTACATGGATGGTTTACAACCTGAAAGATACTACCAAGTAGTAGTTAAAACTGAAGTTGAAGGTGAAACACTAGTTATTGAAGATAAAACAAATTATTTTAAAGTTGTAAGATAATGGCTAGCCAAGAAGTAAAATTAGAAAGGAAAGTATTTGGGAAAGTATCCTACCCTAAAGTGGTAGATACTAACTTTTCTCAACTAGTCCAACCTCAACAAACCTTAGTTATTGAAGAACCCCTATCAGTAGCTGAATTCTTTGACGAATATAATAGATTATTTTTCGATATACCTCAAAATGGTTCTAACGGAACACATGAGGAACTAGTTAAAAGAAGCTCATCTTACCTAGGTATAACAGGACAATCAGAGGAAACACAAGCCCTTCTTGACGAAATAAACAGTTTAAGAGCTCAATTACTCTCAGCTCAACAAGAGGTAATAAATCTTAGTTTAGATATATAATATGGAGCAAATTAGTGTCTCAAATAATTCTCCGGAATCTTTAATCCCCCAAGACTACACTACAAAGGATATAAACTTATTAAATGAGTATTCCCTTAGTAGAGAATTTGGTGCGGAACAAGATGTGATTGAATTTCATATATTTTCAAATTCAAACCAATTATTAAACACTAATTACGATTTTAAGAATTATTCTGTTTTAACTACAACAGATAATAGCTCTTTAACTAATACTTTATCTTTAGACCCTGAACGTGATACAAAGGGTGCTGGGTATACTTTAGGTAAATTTAATACTGGATATTTCTTCTACAGAAACTTATTTCTTAGCTCAAACTCAACAAGATTCTTCATTAAAGAAATCTCAGGAGATAGAACTGAAATAAGAATATCTACTAATGATATTTCATACAACGCTTTAGGTACATCTTATTTTAACTATCTAGTAGCAAAACAAGCAAAAAGTTTTTATTCAGATTTCCTTTTAAACTTTGGAAATAACAATACTGTAATAGGAGTAAACTCTTTATTAGATACATCTAATGAAGCAGAACCTAGTTTATTTATTAAATTATATGAACCATTACCCGCAGGTTATAACTTAAAAGATACCTTATGGGTTGCAGAAGAAATATCTGACCCAATATCCTTTAATGTAGATATCCAATTTACATCTGAAGAAACAGAGCAAAAAAATTATTTAAGAGGTCCAAATACAAATATAGAGTTAAACTCACAAACTAACTTTACAACTAAGTATTTTAACGTAAACGAAATACTTGATACAACACAAACCTCTTCATACCAACAAGTAAAATCCTATTTAGAGGAAACTAGTGTCAATATTAATATTGATCACGAGGATTTTTCAAACTTTGTACATTTTTCTTCTGCTGTTGAGAGATTAGAAAACTTTAGATATAAATTAACTTTAATTCAAAATTACCAAAGCGATTTAAATTCACTTAAAGGTATAGATGAATTAACAGATGATAGTTTTGTATCTGCCTCTAAAGCAACTATACAAGACAACATAGATACATTAATAGAAAAATTCGATAATTACGAATATTACTTGTATTTTAATTCAGGATCAAAATCATGGCCCAAATCAAACGAATTCCCTCCCTATGATAATTTATCTGTAAACGATACAGGTTCATTGTTTTGGTTAGGATCTGCTGATGAATCTAGTGATTATTATGGTGGTCAAGTATTATCTGCTTCCTTATACGATACAGAAAATAGAGATTATATTTGGAATACTTTACCTTCATTTGTAAAAGATGATCCACAAAATCAAAACCTAGAATTGCTTGTAGCGATGCTAGGACAACACTTTGATTACATATGGACTTACACTAGAGCAATAGGTGATTTACAAATAACAGATAACAGACCTGATTATGGTATATCTAAAGATATGGTAGCGGATTCGCTTCGTTCTTTAGGTATCAAATTATATACAAGTAACAGAACAAACACAGATATATTCACCTCTATCTTAGGACTATCTCCATCAGGGTCACTTGTACCAGATACAGGATCTTTAAGAGTAGAAAACTACATATCAGCTTCAAATGAAGTTATATCCTACGATGATGTAAATAAAGAAGTATACAAACGTATCTACCATAACTTACCTTACCTACTTAAATCTAAAGGTTCATATCGTGGTTTAAGAGCACTCTTAAATTGTTTTGGTATAGCTGATGATATTTTAAGAATAAATGAATTTGGGGGTAATAAGAAAAATGAAAGAAGAGTAACCCAATACTTTGAAAAATCTAATCGAATATTAGATACTAGGGGTTCTAGTTCATTAGAAGTACCTTGGTTACCAACATTAATGCCTATTGTTCCTGATTTTTGGGAGGAAGTAGATAAAGATTGGAACGATATAGAAGGTTGGTGGAACGGTATTTTAGCTGAGGATCAAGTACCGGATACAATTGAGTTTAGATTTAAAACTAAAGATATACCTTCTGCTAGTCATTTTACTCAATCTATATTCCAAGTAAATAATAGTGATTCTTCTTCACAATTTGGATTGCAACTATTATATCCTTCAGAATCTATAGCGGACTTACCAGGTACATCCTTCAATAATTATGGTGAACTAAGATTCATACTCTCAGGTTCCCAAGGATATACTTCTACAGATCCTATTTTCTTACCTTTCTTTACAGGTAGTTTTTGGGATATAAAATTAGACAGAAGTCCAGCAGGCCAAAATTTAAATAGTAGTGGTTCACTAAATACTACTTATGAATTAATAGCTAAATCAGGGCAATACGATGGAAATAATAATTACATTGACTATCAATCATCTTCTAGCTTAGTAATATCGGCTTCTACCTCTGCTTCATACAATGAAGCTTGGAACACTTATACCTTCACCTCCGGTAATACTCAACTTCATGGATATTTGGGGGGAGCTAGTAGTAGCAACGTCATAGCACCTGATGGTGTTATATTTGATGGGTATTTCCAAGAATTTAGATATTGGATTACAAATTTATCTCAATCTACATTTGACCAACACGTTTTAAATCCTACATCTTATGTAGATAATGATATAACATCTTCATATTATAATTTAATATATAGATTACCGTTAGGAAACTATAATGAATTTTCAGGTTCTGATGGGGATAATAAAATTTATACTGTTCATCCTTTATCTACAGGTTCATTTGCTCCAACAGCCTCATTCTTAGGTACAGGTTCTTCTACTATAAATTATGGAATTATAACAAACTTTACAACTGAAAGTTTTGTAACTTATAGCAATGTAGATTTAATGCAGGGACCTGATGCTGGAGCTTTTACATTAAATGAAGCAAAAATACGAACAGAAAATAACCCTATAGTATCAGGATCTACCCTATCTCCTTATATTAGTGTTCAACAAAAACTAAAAAATGGATATACTGCTGATTTGGATAATATTGAAATATCTGTATCCCCTCAAAATAGTATAGATACTGATATAGTTAACCAATTAGGATTTTTTGATATAGATGAATATATAGGAGATCCTAAATTAGCGGCTTCGGGGTCATACCCTAAACTAGATGAATTAAAGAAGTTTTATTTTAGAAAGTATTATAAATCACAAAACGTATATGATGTAATTAAGTTATTATCTTATTACGATAGTTCTTTATTTAAGATGTTAAAGGATTTTATTCCTGCTAAAGCATCACTGAGATCTGGTTTAGTAATTAAACCACACTTATTAGAAAGAAACAAAACAGAAAAATTCGAACCATCTTTTACCTATATAGACCATTCAGGATCAATTGATATGGTTAGTATAGAAGGTTCAACTCCAATGGGAGTACCTTTAGATACAACTTATACAGGAAACGTAGCGATACCATCCGGATCTGGAGATACAATCACAGCTTCATTTGTAGTTTATAACTTTACAGATAATGTAGAAGCATTTACCGGAGAATATAGTGGAAGTGAATTAACAGTTTATTCACAACCTACTACTAGTATGGTAACTGAAAAAAGTTTCTTTAACACAGAAACCGAATATAGTACTTCACTATCGTATTCTGCTGTTCCATTTTTACCTACTTTAAATAACGTGTTAGAAGCTAGAAAATCAACCCAATATATGGATATTGATTATTCTTCAAATATAGTCACTCCTGTTAACATAGGATTTATTACAAGTAGATCATTTGGGCAAATTACAGAACAGGATACTCCATTTTTAGATGCTCCTATTCAAGATAGTAACTATACATTATTGCGTAGCGTAAATCCAAGATATTTAGGTAGTAAAAATACATCAGCAAAATATAACGATTATACTGTAGGAGATAAATCATATGGTCAAACTGCTGCCATTGATTTAAATTCACTTAAGTTTGCTTATTTCTCTGAAATAGTAGAAACAGGCTCACTATTCCCTGATCGTTCAAATGTATACTTAAAGTATCTAATTGATGGTAGATCTAACGTTACGGAATTAACTCGTAAAAATGAGAGCTTATTTGAATTACAAAATATATTCAATTCAAACAAACAAGCAAACATTTCATTAGACAATAACCAACTATATTCAGATCAAAAATACCTAGATGGTTTAAAACCTATATCAGCAGGTGGGTTTAGATACTTAGCATGCTTACAAAACCCAACAGGTAGTAATGTTTTAGTATACAAATTCACATCTGGTTCGTTAACTACAACTACAAAAACAGACTTAAAGGAATTACCTGGAAGTTTAGGTGGAGAATTTGTTAAAATATCTAACTTTACTTTAGGTACAATTAATATTCAAAGTGGTAGTAACAATGTATCTGTAGGTGGATATCCTGCTATTACATTAACTAGAAATACTCCTGTTAATCAATCTACAATTTGGTGGGATAACGATTTAGTAGTTAACATTGAAGGACAAGTTGAAATGGAATTAAACATTCCTAAAAACACCTCAGCTTCAATAGATAGTATTACATGGAACCCCTTTGATGGAGCCTTACCTTTAATATCATCTTCAACTGATTTAGGAGATTTTGCTTTATTAAGAGCAACTTACCATGTAACTAATTCTGTTACTTTACCTAAAAATACTAATTCAACAGAAGCATTATTAGACGATTCCCCATCTGCCATGGGTGGGTATTTTGAAACTATTTTCCCAACTCCCCAAATAGTAAGTGCTTCAATTAACATAGGAGCAGAATCAGCTAAATATTCAGAACCTGAATATACTTATTATTACCCTTCAGATCCAATCTTAGCTTTAACTTCAAGTATAGAAGATAGAGGAGATGCGGATAATGGAAATGCTTTCTTTTTAAGGAACAACACAGGATCATTTAATATACTTACAGCATCCGTTTCAATGTCTTATTGGTATGGAAACTTTATACAAACATCATCTGTACAAGAAGGATATCCTGTTGTAGATGAGGAATTTGTAATTCAACAAGGCGATTTATTTAGATTCTACGACTCAGCAAGTGGGGAGTTCCCTAAAGAATTTGAAAGACAAGTAAAACGTGTTAATACTGTATTTAGAGACGAAGTAACTAATACAAGACGTTTAACAGTTGAATTTAATAGAGATATACCTGCAAGAGCATGTGACGATTATGGAAGTGTCTCCTCACCTGAAGATGCTAGACAAATTGGTCATTTTGTTATATTGAGAAAAACATCCGATGAAACCAACATCGTGTTAGACTTTACAAAACAACCTGGACAAACATCAACAGGTATTGTTTTACCATCAGATATACCAAAATCCCTACAAGAAAGGGCGGGTAATATCGTCAAAGAACTAAAATCACAGAACTTAATATCATAAGAAATAAAAAATACTATATTTATATACAACATTAATACACTATGGGATACTTAAATAACACTACCGTTACTGTTGATGCAATTCTCACCAAAAAAGGGCGTGAGTTATTAGCTAGAAACGACGGTTCTTTTAGAATTACACAATTTTCATTAGGAGATGATGAGATTGATTACACTTTGTACAATCCAAACCACCCATCTGGGTCAGCATTTTATGGAGAAGCTATTCAAAATATGCCTATTCTAGAAGCATTCCCTGATGAAACACAAACAATGAAGTATAAGCTTCTTACCTTACCAAGAGGTACAGCTAAACTTCCTGTATTAGAATTAGGATATTCAACTATCACTCTAAAACAAGGTGCTTCATTATCTATCACTGCTCAAACATTAAACTACCTAGGTACAGATTCAACATTTGAAGCTAGTGGTTATGTAGCAACTATTGGGGATTCTAGAACTTTATCTAAATTCGAAGGTGTAGGAGTAAATACAGCAAATGCTACTCAATTAAATTCAACTAGTACAGTTGGTACAAACGTATCCCGTACCGTAATTGGAACTACGATTAATTTAACAGCAACTACTGTAAATACACTATTCGGTACCTCAAACACTTTAAACACAATTCTAACCGTTACTGGTAGAGATTCAGGAGCAAGATTAACTGTTCCATTGAATATCACTAGAGTAACATCTTAAGATAATAATATATGAGCTTTGTAAGTTTACAATCAAGTGATTTTGTAGTAAGTGCGGACTCTATCACATCCACATTGTGGACAGGTGGTGCCCCGATCTTAAACCAATTCTTTACTTCATCACAAACATCATCATTTAATACTTTCTTAGATGTTTACCAAACAGGATCTTTAAGATCAGATGCTGAAGTACAATTTTCAATTGCCTACGGGCAAGTAGAAGGGTCAGGTTCTGCTCCTTATAATAACCTAGTTACAGGAAGTTCACCTTCTAGAGTAACATATGGTCAATTTAGAACATTAGTTAACGGAGACGAAAATACAAACTTCAACTTTGGAGTTGGAAATACAGATTCAAGTGATGTTTATGTACTAAACGTTAACAGAGCAAGATATAAAGAAAAATTATTCCCTGGAACCTTTAACTTAGTATTATCTGGATCAGATGGAACAGAAGTATCTCGTTTACAATTAACAGATAATTCAAAAGACATAACTACATTAACTTATACAGACGCAGGTCGTGTATTTGATATTGTAAGTGGTACAAATGGTAGCGCAACTAACTCTACACCTGTATCTGCTTCAACAGTTACTCCTGGGTATACACCTTCAGGATCATATGGTAAATTTTTACCGGATGTAGGTTTAATCTTACTTAACCCAAGAGCATTACAATTATCTGCTTCATTAGGTGGAGCAGGATTAGTAATAAATGGAGATTTAACTAATGATGCCTCTGTAGCTAACCATAGTGCTTTATTTGAATCAATTCAATTAGCACAAACATTTTCACTTAATTCTGAAGAAACTATAACATCTGATTATATATTCGTAAGGATTAACAACTCTGATTTTAACTACTCAACTAACCCTTCTATGATAAGTGGTAGTGGAGAGTTTGTATATTCAAGTCTAATCAACAACCCACAAACATTTGTAACAACAGTTGGTTTATACAACGATTCAAATGAGTTACTATCAGTAGCTAAATTATCTAAACCGTTAGTGAAAGATTTCACTAAAGAAGCACTAGTACGTGTAAAATTAGACTTTTAATGAATGAGTTTTGCATACAAAAAACTAAATCCATCTGACGTAAAGTCTGTTCCCTATGTTGCTAATAAGCAATATGAGTTCTTATCATCATCATATGAGGCAGAAGGAATACAGACTTATATAGGGGAATATTTCCCTATTACAACTGCAAATCCTTTTGATCCCCAAAATGATAACCAAACAACAGACGGAAATTATAGACGACTAATTTATGAATCAATTCGTCATTTGTATTACCAAAACTACGTTACAAAATCTTCCTTAGATCAAGAAACAGAATCCGAAGATTTAATATACCCTAAGAATGTAGGTCAGTTTTGGCACTCATCTTCATATGATAACTTTCTACAAAACACAATGGTGTCTGGGAATTTTAACCAGAACCATAGAAGTTTTCCTTATTTTGAAAGTATAGAATATAGATTTGATAATGTATCTTCTTCATTATATGGTACTGCTATATACTTTATAGAAAATGCTGCTAAAATTAGAGTAATTTCTATTCCTAAAGACATATATGGGAATGGAGTACAACCCTCTACTTTTGAACTAGCTGGAGACAACTTTCTTATCAAAGATGATGGTCAAGGAAACTTATTTGACTATGCTCCTGTAATATCTAACTATTCAGAACAAGTATACTCAGGAGATGCCTATGGGTATTCAGGAGATAATTCACTTTTAATTCCTGTAGGAAATGTATTTTATAATCAGGGTATAGCTGTAATTACAAATGTAGATTATATTTGCTTTATAGAAGGAAACCCTGTAGCTAGAAACAATTATATTGAAATATTAAATACCCAATTAGATAAAACTATTTTAACGTTAGAAGATGATTTTGATGATTGTGGGTTTATATTAACGGGTTCAATAAATACATTTGCTAACCCTGGTTTTACCTTCCCTGACTACACGGTTAGCTCTAGTGGTGATTTAATTATTACTCCTAACGAAACAAGTGTTGTACCTGGGGAATACCAACTATATTATAACGTAGAAAACAATTTTGGGCTAACAAGCAACACAGGTTCAGTAGTATTAAGATTAACATCTGAGCCATTAACTTCTAATATCTTATCTTTAACAGAATCTTGTTATCAAAATACAGGAGATATATCTGCTTCAGTAACATTCTCGGTAGATCAAGGTGTTCCACCTTATAGTTGGTCAATAGACAATACAAATTATACCCCTATAACCGATCTATTCCAACCAATAGTATCGGCTTCAATATTTCCATCACGCTCTGTTGTTCTATCAATAAGAGACATAGATGGTACTATTGTAACACAATCCCTTAATACTGCTTTCTTACCTATAGATGGTAAATTATGGCAAAATGACGTATCATTCTGCGGTACAAGCGATGGATATATTATAGCGAGCGCAAGTGGCGACTTACCTATTACTGCGTCTTTAAGCGCCTCATTTAACGGTGGTGTTGAACTACCAAATACAATGAGTAATTTAGAGGTAGGTACTTATACTGTATACTTTAAAGATGCTAACAATTGTACTACAACTTCACAAATTGAAATAACTAAAACTATTCCTGTAACAGCTAGTTATGTTTCTGAACATATAGATTGTTTTGGAGGCTCAACAGGTCAAATTTATTTATACCAAATTAATAGTGAAAGCTTAGAGGAAAGAGACCAAGAATTATACTTAACAGGAGGTACAGAGCCCTTTACTTATGAATGGACAGGACCAAATAGTTTTATAACCACTTCACAAGATATTATAAATGTTCCTTCTGGCACATACCTATTAAATATAGAAGATGCTGATGGGTGTTTTTATGGGTTTACGTTTGATTTAACTTCTTCTGAACAAATATTATATACAGCTAGTATAGATTATATTTCAAGTGCTTACACTAGTTCATTACTTATATCTAATTTAACCGGAGGTATAGCCCCTTATAGTGTTACTGCTTCTACCTTACTTTCAAATTATTTTTTAGAAGTTACAGAAAGCGGTACATTCTCAATTCCCTTAATAGCCGATGAATTAAATGCAGGTTCATGTAGTGTTTCTTTAATAGATTCACTGGTCTGTAGTTCGGTTACTTCAAGTGTAGAAATATTTGGAAGAACTTGGGAATTAACAGGCTCAAATTGTGAAGATGGAACGGGTAGTTTAATTGGGGAACAAGTTGGACAACGTACCTTAAACTTCTATACAAATGAAGAAACAGGGTCAGAATGGGTTACTGTAACGATCCGCTCAGGTAGTGAATCACCAATAGAACTAGCTACATCAAGCAGTTTAACTGGTAGTTTAACATGGAGTTACAATGATACTTTATATATAGACATATACACAGGGTCGAATGATAATTTCTATTTAAGAAGGGAATTTAGCGGCTCAAATTGGGAAGAAACAGGACCTGCTAGTATAACCGGTAGTGAAATTACATCTTCTACTATAATAGTAGGTAATGCAAATATGGTACACTTTGAGGAAAACTTAGATGTTTCTCTAGCATTCGGACCGGATTATGGAATTAAATCATTACATTTAACTGCTAGTAAAGCAAATACCGAAAACTTAACTACAAACATTAACTTTAAGTTTGATAAACAAATACCACTATCTAAAATTAGAGATAATTTTACAGGTAGTGCTTCAAACTTAATATTAACAGGTAGTGATGGAAGTGGTTCAAATTTTATAGCTCGTAACGACGAATTTATAGATATAGAATATGGTAATACTGGAAGTTATATAGGGCCCAATAAATTACTCTTTAGAGAAGACTATGCTTTTGGTAATATCATAAACACAATATCAGGATCAAGCGTAGAATATACTAGTGGATCCATATGGAGTGGATCAGTTTCTGCAAGTATATTTGGTGGAGAAAATGCACAATATTTTACTCAACGTACGGATAAAATATGGCTTTTAACAGCAGATGTAGATAATATTGGATTCTTTGAAGCTTATTCATATACTGATGCAGATCAATATACTAATGATCCTATAGGAACTAGAACAAATACTACTTATACTCATAGGGAATATAAAATATTTGCAGGTTCTCAAAGAATGGAAAATGATCTTATGTATATAGGAATTATACATGAGGATGAGTTTGCAGAAATGCCTTTACCTGCAGGATTAGGTGGGGGAGAAATATTTAATAGAAAACTTGAAAACTTAAAAGATGTTAACCGTATCTATTATTTATTCATGTCACCAATAGGATCTTCAGATTCACAGGCTGAATTAGATAGTAGAGCAATAGCAGTAGGACAATACTTTATAGATAATGTAATATATGGCTAATACAGGCTTCATAATAAATAATACAGTAAGACAATTCTTTTCTACAGGACCTGACTCAGGTAGTGCTGTAGCGACGGGATCTGATGTAGATTTAACTGTATCACCATTTTCAGCAAGTTTAGAAGATACCGATTACTATAATAGGGCATACGAACCAGATTTATGTGAACCCGGATTTGAAACTTGTGTTGTACCTTTATTAACTAGTTTAACAACAGGATCTCGTAGGGGAAGATTTGCTATAAATTACGTAACACAATCTTCTTTTAATTTTCCTATTAACATAACAGCGTCGGTATCTAACACCCCTGACTTTTCAGTTAGTGAATCATTTTATGCTGCCACAGGTAGTGGACCTATTCCTGTTTCTTCTTCATTTGTAAGTGGAACTATATATTTTAGAGCATTTATGTCTTGTAGTGGACCAGATCCATCTCCAAACTCAGATCCTTTATCTTTTACATATGACCTTTTACCCCCTCCTTTAGAGGCGGGTAGTGTAAATGTTGTATTTAAAAACAACTACTCTTCTACTATGGAAGTTTTACTTCGTAGCACTAGAGGAAACGCTACTTATAGAATCAGTCCTGGACAATCCGTAACTTATGATTATAGTACATCACCTGACCCTGGTGCTTGGACAGCAACAGGTCGTTCAGAAGATTTAAATATTACTATAAAAGGAGGAGCTAGAAGCGCTTATGGAAATTATGTTCAAAGAGTAACTAATGGTGTAGAAAAAGAAACATATACAACTGGAGGAGGGTTTAATAGTCCTAGTAATAGAAATGAAAATAGTTCAACATTTGCCGCTGATAAAGGATTAGGTTTTACTATAAGACAATTAGTATTACCTAAAAATGGTACTACAACAACAACCACTTTTACATTACTAACAGTACCACCACCACCTCCACCAATCCCACCCCCACCACCACCAGGACCTAGTGGACCACCACCTGTATATGTACCTCAACCAACAATTAAGTTTGGTTCAGCTATATTTGATAGTGAGGAAGCAGCATGTACTAATTTTAATGAAAATTATAGAGCTCAAACTTACTATCAATTTGGCAATGTCTTATATTTAAATAGAACTGATGCTTTATCTAGTACTAGAGGTACATTCCCAAATACTGAAAACTATATATTATATGGTGATGGAACTTACTATGTAGTTAATAAAGATGGTAGACTACAAAATACAGGAGCGTGTAGAAGACCTTCTATAACACTATCAACATTTAGAGGTGCTTATGCTACTCAAGAAGAAGCCTGTGCTAGACAAAAAGTAAATGGTGGAAATACTACTTATGAAATAGGTAAAATTAGAGTATCTGGTAGATTTCCTATATATGAAGGTGTAAATGAAAGAGGTGGTAAAAACGCTATAGTAAGTGGAGGAAGAGTAGTTGCATATGAAACGTGTGGAACTGAATTAACTGACGTAACTTATAGTTCAACTGGATTTGCTTCTTCTTATGATTTAAATAACCCTTCTACTATAAGCCCTAGACTTTTAAACTATATTTGTAATTTTAGCGGAACTGAAACATACTCCATAGGTCCATCAGGAACAGTCTATTACGGGTTTAATTATAAAGGAGGAAAGTACAAATATGTACCTTTAACCTTTAATAGATGGTATAAAACCACAGACGGATCTTTTGTAAGTTTTGATCGAGGTCAAGTAACTGGAACTGCTAACCCTTGTTAAAAAATAAATTATGGCGATAGAAGTAGGCCCAAATAAAATATCATTCAAAAACAAATATACTGTATATGAAAATGAAATCATATGCACTGTATCGGAGAATGAATTTAATATGACACAAAATCCAACTATCTCAACAGATAGTTCGGGTTCACTACGCGATTTCGCTACGGGTTCTAACTTTAAACCTTACGTTACTACAGTAGGGTTATATAATGATAACAACGAACTACTGCTAGTGGGCAAATTTGCTCAACCACTACCAATGTCTGATGTAACAGACACAACATTCGTAATACGATATGATCAATAATTACTGGACAGACTTGTCCGGGAAAGTTTATAACGAAATATCCGATTTCCCGGAAGGTACCTTTGGCTTTGTATATAAAGTAAAAAATACATCCAATGGTAAAATATATATAGGAAAAAAAGTACTATATTTCAATAGAAAGAAAAAACTAACCAAGAAAGAACTAGCCGAAATTACATCCCCAGGACGTAAGCCAACTACTAAAGTAGTACAATTGGAAAGCGACTGGATGGATTATTGGGGTTCATCTAAAGACTTAATAGCCGATTTTAAAAAACAAACCGGTGAAGGTTTTGAAAGAAAGATACTAAAAGAGTGTCTAACTAAAAAAGAGTTAACATATTGGGAAATAGCCCATCAACTTAAAGAGGATGTCCTCCTAGTTGAAAGCTATAACGATAATGTCTTAGGTAAATTTTACCGAAAAGACGTGGTATATTAAATAAGGGTTCATATATTTACCAATTATGGTAAACAATGTTTTATTAGGGCTGGTTAATTCAATACTGGGGAGAGGTTCTGCTACCGCAAGGGGCAACCACTCCTACCACTGTCCTTTCTGTAACCATAAAAATCCCAAACTCGAGGTTAACCTTATACCAAATAAGAAAAACGAGAACCCTTGGCACTGCTGGGTTTGCGATACTAAGGGAAAAACGTTACACACTTTATTTAAACGACTGAAAGTTGTTCCTGAAAAGTACGCTCAACTGAACGATGTTCTAGGGACAACAGTAAAGTATGAAAGTTTACTTGAAAATGTCAAAGTTGAATTACCTAAAGAATATAAGCCTTTACATAGTATAACAAAATCCGATTTAATAGCGCGTCATGCGTTGGTATACTTGAAGAACCGCGGTTTAACACCGCTAGATATACTCAAATACCAAATTGGCTACTGTGAAACAGGTCGATTTGCTAACAAGGTGATTATACCTACATATAATTCTGAGAGTAAGTTAGATTATTTTATAGCCCGTGCATTTGACAAAGAACCATCAAGAAAATACGATGCACCTGTCTCAGATAAGAATATAATTGGCTTCGAAAATATGATAAACTGGAATGTTCCTGTAATATTATGTGAGGGAGCCTTCGATGCAATTGCAATAAAACGAAATGCTATCCCACTATTTGGTAAAAACATTTCAGAAAAATTAATGAAAAAAATAGTTACAACTAGTGTAGACAAAGTCTACCTTGCCTTAGATCAAGACGCTATCAAAGCGACTTACAAAATAGCTGAAAAGCTCCTCAAGGCAGGGAAAAAACTATTTGTAATTGAATTAGAGGACAAAGACCCGGCCGATATGGGATTTGTCCAATTTACAAACAGAGTACAAGGGGCTACAGAATTCACATTCCCTGACCTGTTTAAACTCAAATTATCTTTATGATATTAAGAAAAGCAATATTCCCAAAACAGGAATATAACAAGAATTTCACCCAAATTACCACAAATGATTCTCGTTTCTACGAGGATGGAGACATAACGTACCCATCAGTAACTTACGTTTTATCGTACTACCCTAAAGGAAAGTATTTTGAAGAGTGGCTTAAAAAAGTAGGCTATTCCGCAGATTACATTGTAAAAAAGGCAGCCTCCGAAGGTACAGAAGTACACAATATGGCTGAACGTTATCTACTAGGTGACGAAATCAAATTAATGAAAGATGGTAGACCCATATATGATTTAAGTATATGGAAAATGTTTCTACTCTTTGTAGACTTCTGGGAAACTAGTGGAGCTGAATTACTTGAAACAGAAATATTCCTATATTCAGAGACACTTAAAATAGCAGGTACTTGTGATATAGTATGTAAAATTGATGGAGAGTTATGGGTATTGGATTTAAAAACATCTAACCATTTACAAACCACATACGATTTACAAACAGCCATCTACTCAAGATGTTTTGAAGAATGTTACGAGCAAAAAGTAGACCGTGTAGGTGTATTATGGCTTAAGTCAAAATCACGAGGTGAAGATAAGACAGGTAAAAAAATGAAGGGGAAAAATTGGGAAGTATACGAATCTTCTCGTACAATAGATGAAAATTTAGAGATATATTCTCACGTACGTGCCCTATTTGATTTAGAAAATCCTGTATTGAAACCTTTATCACATAAGTATCGCACAGTAGCCAAAATGGGAGTGTCTTCCTAACTTACTTTTCGTATATTTATATGTAAAACATATAAGTGATAAAATTACGACACATAATCTTAGAGCAATCCACTAATCCTAAAGCTCTTATACTTGCTGGTTCCCCAGGGGCCGGCAAGTCTTCATTCATAGAGGGAGTAAAGGATGCTCTTATATTAAACGTAGACGACTATTACATGCGTAATTTAAAGGACTTAAATGTGTCTTTAGATTTAAAAAACGCAAGTGCTGAAGATAGAAGTAAAGCAGCTAAAGCAATGGCGGCCGCAAATGCTGAATTCCGTCCTATGTCTCGTGAAATTATATTAGGTAAGAAAAATTTTATATTAGATGGTACTGCTGCATCAACCAAACCTACCTTAGAGCTTAAAAAACAACTAGAGGAACTAGGATACGATATATTAATAGTATATGTATTTGCTTCACTGGAAAAAGCATTAGAAAGAAATGATGTACGATTTGACAAATCAGGTGGTAAAGACCGTAGTTTAGCCCCAGGTATTGTATTACGTACTTGGAATAGTGTAACTCAAAACTACGATTTATATCGAAAAGAATTTGGAAATGACTTTGTATCTGTAGTTAACGATAAAGCATTGGAGAAAGGCGAGCCTATGAAATCCTTAGAAGATTTAGTAGACAAATATCTTACACCATATGCCCCAAAAGACACTAAACCTAAAACAGACAAGGAAAAAGAAAGAAGTGCTGCCTCAAAGGCAGAACTCGAAAAACAAATAAATGATTTTATAAATCTAAATAAAATAGAGGATATCAAATCAAGCTCT